TTCCTAATATGACGTATTATAGATTGCCTTATGAGCTAGTTAGAACTCCTAGTAAGACAGATACAAAGGAAGGCAGACCAGCAGGACGAGTAACTTTTAAAAAGAGAAGAAAATTACTTGGAGCGTGGCCTTTTAGATGTGGTTTTATTGCAGGTGGTAATAGTGATCAAAAAAATGGTGATGTAAAATTATCGAAAGGAACAATTATTAAATATCAATTATTAGGTAGTGGTGATTTAGATGGGAATTTATACGATGGTATTGGGTATCAACAAGATGCTAAAGATACTATTCCAGACACCAAGAACAATAGACAGCTTAGAGAAAATTTAACTATGCGACCTCATGGCGTTGAGGATATTAACGCTGCAACCAAAACAGTTAGAGAAACAACTGATGGAGTAATTGTAGAAAATGAACAATATATGGTTGGAACTGCTTTAGTTAGCTGCACAAAAATATATGAAGGAGTTTCCAACAAATCTGGACTTCCTTGGAGTGGTACGTTTACAAGATATTATGAATTTGAAGTTTTAGAAGAAGGCTATTATCACGGCAGTCCTTCAGATTCGTTAGCCAACCATTGTACTAATCCAAACTGGGATCAAAATGGTAGGTTCTTTACTGTTAGACCTAGAAGATTAGATACAGATGATCATTTTTGGTATGATCAAATTTATAATGAATTATACGAACCACATCAAAGATATACACTCCAAAAAACAACTTTAGGAACCATTTCTAATAATAGAAATTGTGATATTACGGAGATAGGTATTAAGTCAAAAGTTTATAAAAGAATGGCTTTTGCAAATGTTAATAGTAAACCTGAAGAAGATAGAATCTTGGATGTTTATGATGATAAATCTACTTTAACTTTAGGAAGAGTTGATAAGTACATTGCTAGATATAGTTTCTTTAAATTACAATTAAAAGTAGAAGATGAGTGGGTTGATTTAAGTCCAACAGACGTTTCCAATCATTCTGGTTTATTTTGCGTTCGGGGAAATTCTCCTGAGTTTCAATATAACTATTTAAGGATAGATCATCCTAAAGGGCAATATGAATATAGATTTTTCCCTTGGTCTGGGAATGATGTTATAAAGCAAGTTATTGCAATGGAAAAGAAATCATATGCTCCTATTTCTGTTTGCTTATTAAATGCTAATAATGCTACAAAAACAGGTTCTTTGCAGCAATTTAGATCTGGTCCCTCAGATAATTTTACAGTTAAATTTGCAGGACAGAAAACTTATCCATTATCAAAAAGTAAATTAAGTAATTCAGAATGGAACTTAGGTCATCCAAGTCAACAGTATCTTGGCTTGTCGGGGAATATAGTTCAGTCAGCCCTTACTGTTTCTGATAATACTCCACATTTTGGTAACTATCCAGATGCTTCGTCTTCTAATCTTCCTCAAACTTACCAAAGTGTTTGGCGTTGGACAAAGGTAAGCTTACCGTCTCCTTATGGAACGGTTAATTATAACAAAGCTGGTAATCAAATTTCTACAGGAGGATTTGAGGGGCCAACTCACGGAACAGTTATTGTTAGATTTGATAATTGGCCTAAACAGGGACAATACACATGGAGTTTGTATATTAATGCAAGAGATGTTACCCCTAACCTTGAAGGATATAACGGCCCTGAATGGCCTCAAGTATTAACAAGAACTACTTCAAGTCCTATTGGAGTTGCTTTTCATTACACTTTTAATGATGGAAGTGGAATGGGAGGCAAATTTGTTCCTGGTCCTCAAGTTTTTACTGGTTCACCTCATTATCAAACAAATTGGTATTCAGTTAAAAAAGAAGAACAAATAGGAACTGTACTTCCACCTGTTATTGATCAAGAAGTCACTCTTGTCAATAAACAAGTTAGTGAAGGTTATACAATTGTTGGAGGAGGTAGTGCTCAAGGATTAAAAGTCAACTTAAAAGTATGGACAAATCTTCCTGAAAAGACTAGATGGTATGCCGAATGGAGCTTATCAAATGTTGGAATGAATTATGCTGATGGAAATATTGTAACTATTCCAGCTCAAAGTTATGGAGGTAGTGTTCTTACTGATCCTATTGATTTAGAACTAGAAGTTGAATCTGGTGAGAGAGCATATGAAGATGAAGATATTGAACATAAATTGAATCCTTATGATGCTGCTGCTGATTTCTGGAAATATGAAGGTGATCAATCTAGTCATTTAGAAGGTCCAGAACATCAAATAACATACTGTAATGAAATAGTAAAAACTGAAGAAGACTCAACTGAACCAGGAGTCGGACCTGAAGCAACATATGAAGATTTAGCTTATGCAGGTTTACAAATTGATAGTTCAAAAGAGTGGACAAACTTTAGTCAGTTTTCTGCTTATTTTAAAAAAGGAATTAAAGTTCCAGATTTAATTAATAGCCCTGCCATAGATAAAGCATCAAGTCTATTTCCTGAGATTGTTTATGCGTTGTTAACGGATAAAAAGATAGGAGCTGGTGCGGTTATTAATACTGACTCTGTTAATAAGTCAAATATGGGTATTGCAGCTAAATTCTGTAGAGCTAATCATTTCTTCTGGGATGGTGTTGTCTCTAATAAAGTTAATTTAAGACAATTTATATTTGAACAAGGGACGCAATGTTTATTAGATTTTACGATCATAGGAGGACAATTTAGTTTATATCCTGCTGTTCCTTTCGATGAAAATACTTATGAGATGAAAAATGATAAAGAAGTTGTTATAAAAGGGATGTTTACTGATGGAAATATTAAAGATTTAAATGTTGCTTTTCTTTCACCAGAAGACAGACAGACATTTAAAGCAAATGTAATGTATAGAGAAGAAACGGAAAATAAATTTCCAGAAAACAAATCCAAAGTAGTACGTCTTTTTGGTGACACGCATGTTGATGATCCGTTAGAGACATTTGATTTAAGTGGTTTTTGTACAAACTCTGAACATGCGATTAAGTTTGGAAAATATGTTTTGGCAACTAGAAAATTTGTAGACCATACAATTACATTTAAAACAGCCCCTCATTACATCAATGGTGTTCAGCCTGGCGATTACATAAGAGTGTATTCAACAACTCAACACGTTCAACGCTTTAATAACGGTGCAATTCTTGATGATGGAACGGTTGTAAGCAAAGACACAATTAGTGGGAGTAAAATATTTTATTATTGGAATCCTTCAGAAGAAGTTGTTAAAGAAGCGACTGCTGATTTCTCTAAGCCAAGTTCGATTCAACCTTTTGCTGGATCGTTGTTTACGATTAAAGAATCTGAAGCTTCTGATCAATGCTACAAAGTAGAAAGTATTACGTTTGGAGAGGATGGTTTGATTGAGCTTGCTGCTTCCTATGCAAAAATTACAAGTGACGGTAAATTAGAGATGTTACAAAATTGGGGAGGCGAATACGTGGTTGATGGTGCTGACCCATTATTTGTAGTTGAGGATTAACTAATGGCAACAGGAGCACAACCTTTTCCAAAATTAACTCCTTCAGGAAGAAGTTATAAACCTGGAGAAGTTCCAATGTCTGATTTTGTTTCATTAGACGGAACTAAGACTTATTTACGCTATGGAAACAAAAGAACAGATGCACAGCTTTCTTTGTCTTTTGCGAATTTAAATGACGAAGAAGCAGGATGGATACTAGATCATTATCGTATTGTTACTCAAAATTGGAGTACAGCAGACGAAAAAACAAGATGGGTTACTTTTTCTAATGATGGAATGCTTAACGGGGTAAAAGGATTAACCCCAGTTGAGAAAGAACCTGGGTATTCAAGTAATCTTCGTTCTCATATAAATCAAGGTAGTGGAGATGGAAGTCTTAAATGGAGATATTCTTCAGCACCAACTGTGACCAGCGTATTTCCAGGGATAAGTAATGTCAGTTGTTCTTTTGTTGCTTGCTTAGATGCTCCATAACCATTATTCGTATAGAATAAAATCAATATTTTTCAATTAGAGTTGTGGCACATTTTTATAGCGGAAAAGATGGAATCCTAAAAGTTAAAGGGAAAGAAGTAGCACGTTTACAGAATTGGAGTTTTTCAATGTCAATGGCTGTCATTGAATCGACCTCAATGGGTGATACAGATAGAATTTTACATAATGGATTAAGAAGTTACTCAGGGTCTGCAAGAGCTTTTTACTATAACGATACTACAGGCGGTACAACAACAGATGGTACGAAATCTGGACTAAGCGAGGTATTAACAAGTGCAATAAAAATTGGTAGTGCTTTCGATCTTGATAAGCCTGGTGATGGTCAAAATGATGAGTCAACCAAAGTTAATCTTCAATGTATCTTTGATGATGGTAGTCAAGACAGGATTATTGAATTTCAAGCATGGATTACTTCTATTGGTTTAAGTAGTTCTGTTGGAGAAGTTTCTTCTGTTGATTTTTCTTGGGAAGCTGATGGTGCTCCTACTAGTGGATCTGGTCTTTTGATTAGCTAGTCGTGGCGATTTATTTTGGTCAAAATGGTGATGTTGAACTTAAAAGAGAAAACTTAAATTCTCTTTTGCAATCGACATTAGATCCTTCTGATGTCAATACATCAAAGAAAAGATTTTCAATTGATGGTGCAAGACGATCCATTATTACAGGAGATAGAATTGAAATAGCAACAGTTGACGGAAGTACTTTAGAACTTGTTAGTGGTCATTCTCATCCAGACGTAACTGCTTATGCTTATGTTGATCAGATGGGAGGGATACGTTTATACGATACTTTTGGAGCGTCTATTACTGGTGAAGTCGCTTCTGCTAAGGCATTAGTTACTCCAAGTGCTTCTAAACCAATAACAGTTCAGACAACTAACTCTAAGTTTAGACATTTAGCAACAGTTAAAAGTTTTGAGATTAGTACTAGTAGAGATCAAATAGATTTAACTTCGTTAGGTAGTCAGTTTAAGCAGCAATATGAAGCAGGCTTAGTAAGTGGTCAAGGATCACTTGATTGTTTATGGGAACATTCCACTACTTTGGCTGATAAAACAAATAAAGCTGATCCAGAATTTTGTTTTTATTTAGCACAGTTGGCTGTTCGTTTAGAGCAAGGAGCAGATTTTGCAGGACGTTTTTATCTTTACAAAGATCCAAATGTTAGTGCAAATACTGTTTGGTATGAAGCAAATTGTGTTGTAACTAATGTGGCGATAAATGTAGAAGCTTCCGCTGAGATCAATACACGTATTGACTTTATTACTAATGGAGCAATCACGTTAGCAACAGGAGCAGCACCTTCAGTATTACTACAAGAAGATCAATATAAAATTCTTCAAGAGAGTGGAAGTCCTATATTGCTCGAACAGGATTAAGATGTGTTTATTGGTTTTATAAAGAGTCATGCCAGATCTTGAAATTAGTAATCTGCCTGCGATTGCAGAAGCGGCAGTTGCGAGTGCAGATGAATTAGCTTTAGCGGATGAGTCTGCTTCTGAAACAAAAAAAGTAACTGTTAAAGATTTAGTTGCTGCGGGTGTTGCCTTAATTGATGATGCTGATATACCTGCTGCAAAGGTTGCTGGCCCGTTTGCTGCTAACACAGTTGCAACAGCAACGATTCAGAATGATGCTGTTAATGCAGATAAGCTTGCAACTGATTCAGTAACGGCTGATGCTATTGCTGCCAATGCTGTAGGTGCTAGTGAGTTAGCAGATAACGCAGTTGATAGTGCTGCTATTGCGACAAACGCAGTTATAACAGCGAAGATAACTGATCTAAATGTAACGTCAGATAAACTTGCTAGTAATTCAGTTACGACTGTTAAAATTCTTGATGCAAATGTAACCTACGCAAAACTAAATTTAAGTAACGGAGATATACCTGGAGCCAAAATTGCATCAGGTGAAATTACTTCTACTCAATTAGCTACTAATTCCGTTACTGCTACTGAGTTAGCAGACAATGCAGTTGATACAAATGCGATTGCTAATTTAGCAGTTACTGGGGGGAAAATAGCTGCTACGACAATTACTGGTTCTAACCTTGTTAATAACACAATTACAGCGACACAGATTGCAGATAATGTTATTACTGCGACACAAATAGCAACAAATGCCGTTGGTGCGTCGGAGCTAGCAGATGATGCTGTTGATACAGATGCAATAGTTGATGGTGCTGTTACAAGTGCAAAAATAGGTTCTGGGTCTATTGCGTATGCAAAATTATCTATAGCTGATGGAGATATTGCAGGGGCAAAAATAACTTCTAATTCATTAACTGCAACACAAATTGCAGCTAACGCTATAGGAGCAAGTGAACTAGCTGATAACGCTGTAGATACTGCTGCCATAGCTGATGATGCTGTCACTGGAGCGAAGATTGCTAATACAACTATTGCGGCAGCAAATATTGTTAATGACACAATTACTGCAACACAACTTGCTAATAACGCTGTTGGGACAGCTCAAATAGCAGATGGAGCTGTAACGGCTGCAAAGCTTTCTGGCACGTTAGCTTCTGCTTCAATTGCTGATAATGCAATTATTACGGCAAAGATTGCTGATGATGCTGTTACAAGTGCCAAGCTTGCAGCAAACGCTGTCGATGGAACCGCTTTAGCTGATAACGCTGTTGATACTGGTGCAATAGCTAGTACAGCAGTAACAGAAGCAAAACTAGCTTCTAGTGCTGTTACTAATGCAAAGATTGCTGATGCAACAATTACACCAGCGAAATTAAATACTTCTAATCTTGATCGTTCATTAAACGTAGCTAGTGGCAATCTTGGAATTAACAACACAATTACGGCTGCTACTCGTTCAGGAATTAGTTATAACGCTCAAGGATTAATTACAGGAACAGTTGCTCTTGCTGCTGGTGATTTACCTGTTGCTACTACATCTGCTGTCGGTGGTGTTTCGGTTAGTACTGGTCTGACTGTTAGTGGGGCAGGTGCTTTATCACTTACTAATAGTGTTACTGGAGCAACAGTTAGCGGAATAACTTTCAATAATCAAGGCATGATTACGGCTGCAACAGGTTTAGTTGCGGGTGATCTTCCTGTATCAACAACAAGTGCTAAAGGTGCAGTTCAAATAACATCTGGAGGTGGCTTAACTGTTGATGGTTCAGGGAATCTAACGACTTCAACAAGTGGAATTAGTGCTGGAACGTATCAATCAATAACTGTAAACAATAAAGGTGTAGCAACCTCAGGTGCAGCTCTTACTGAAGGGTTAATTCCAGTTCTTCCTGCTAGTAAAATTACAAGTGGAAGTTTTGATGCTGCAAGGATAGCTGCTGATTCTATTGATGGCTCAAAATTAAGTAATTCATCAACAGCAGTATTTCAATCTATTGCCCAAAGTGGTTATCCTACTGCTCAATTCTCAGGACAGATTCTTTTCGATACTGTTTCTGAAGATGCGTTTATCTGGGACGGCAACGCTTGGCAAGCGATCACCACATTAACGAAAGGCTCACTGGTCTTTGGTGGAACATTTAATGCAAGCACAAGCAAAATGGTG